ATTTAATGTTCTTCTTAGCCAAGTTAACACTCTTGTAGAGGCTAACGATAGCCTTGAGTTAACTGTTACAGCTTTACAGGTTAAAGAACAAAACATATCAGAGGAAGTTGAAACTTTGTTTGATGACAACTCACTTCTTGCTGAGCAAGTAGTCGAACTAGAAGCCGCTTTATCAGAAGAGTTTGAATCTTCCGAGAAAGCTGTCGTTATATCAAAGGCAGATGCTCAGATAAACGAAGAGAGCGAGGTTAAAGAATACGATAACCCGTTTATTAACGCAGAAGTAATGCACTTCATGCCACAAAAGGAAAGCTAAATTATGAAACTTAACTCAGGTTTATACGAACATGATGAAACGCTTGTTGAAAGATGGGAGCCGATTCTTGAAGGAATCGAAAACGACTATACTCGTAGAGTAACCGCTCAGCTTCTTGAAAACCAAGCACAGGCTCTTATGAGTTCTGAAAACAGCATGATCTCAGAAGATCTCTCACCAGGAGCTACAACTACTGGTCAACTTGGTACGTTTGCGAAGTTCGCAATGCCCCTTGTCCGTAGGGTTTACCCTAACCTCATCCTCAACCACATTGCTGCTATCCAGCCGATGCAGGGACCTGTCTCACAGATCTTCTACGTTGGTAACAGCCGTTCACATGGTCCTTCACTCAACCAAACTGTTTACAGTAAGTTCAACCTAACTTACCGTAACCTTGCCGCTGCTGCTATTGCATCAACGTCTGGTGTTGGTGGACTTGCTGGCCTAGCTGGTACAGAAGCTGCCGATGGTTTCGATACGTCAAACCTTTTTGGTGGAATCGGAACTACGAACACTGATATCGCTGGAGCAGGTGCTGCTTCTGGTACGATGGGTGGACAGATTGCTGCGTTCCCGAACGCTTCTGCAATCTACGGTTTCTCCCTTAGTGCTGGCGAGCGTCTAACTGGAACTGGCATCCCTGAGATGACCTTCCACATCGAGCAGGAAGCTATTGTAGCTAACACTCGTAAGATGAGAGCCTTGTGGACTCTTGAGGCAACTCAAGACCTTAAGGCTTACCACAACATTGATCTTGAGCAAGAGCTTACGAACATGCTTTCAAAGGAACTTTCCCTTGAAGTAGACCGTGAGGGTATCGAAGATATCCGTATGCTTGGTTATGGTCTTTCTGGTACTATTGGTGGTGCTGACCTTGGAGTTATGGATGATGATTACATTAGCCTTGGCGACTTTCCTGGCGTTACAGATGCAGACAACACGGATCTCTTTGTCCCTGGACAATTCACTTACGACTTTGCAGGAGGGGGAACCTTCTTAGGAGGCAACAAGCTAACGTCCAACGTCTTCGTACACGATTTCTCGGACACTACTCTTGGAATGGCTCCTCGTCACCTTGGCGAAGTCTACGCGAACCTACTTGCTTTGATTAACCTTGTTGCACAAGACATCTTCACAAGTACGCACCGTGGACCTGGAAACTGGATTCTCACCTCACCTCTCGTAGCTTCTATGCTTGAGAGTGCTTCTAAGCTTGAAGGTGGAATTACTGCTGCTGACGGTCCTACCAACATGAGTAAGACTGGTATCGAATTCCGTGGCAAGTTCATGGGACGGTATGACCTCTTTGTTGACCCTCTTTATCCTACTGATGAACTTCTAATGGGTTATAAAGGTGATACCGCAATGGAGTCAGGCTACATGCACTGCCCTTACATCCCGATTCAGAACCTCCCCACGATTGTTGACCCGGAAACGTTCCAACCTCGTAAAGGTATCATGACTCGCTACGGTAAAGCTCTGGTCCAACCAGCGCAAAGAATGTACCGTGTCATCCGACTCATCGGAGCCGATTCTAACTACCTCCTAAGCCCGTTCTCCCGTAACGATACGGTCCAAGGTGAAGCTACAGTTCTCCCCTAAAGGAAACTAAGTAGTTAATAATTAAGGGGCTGGGTGGAATATAATCCGCTCAGCCCCTTTTCTATTGCCTATATAACACAGATGTACAAGTATAAGAGTAAATGTAGATGGTCTATTCTTTTATATGTTGACGGAGATATAGTAGAGATTAGGCCAGGAGAACTCTTTGAATCAGAAGAGTTTATATCAATAAAACATTTAGAAGAGGTTAAACCTAAACCTAGCTCTAAGAAACAAAAAAGGAGTAAGAGATGCCAGTAACAGTAGACCCTAAACTATTAGGATACGGTGATACCTTTGGAACATACGCAGGTAGAAATCTTGGAGACACAGATATCTACTCAACTGCTGTAGATGGAACAAAGCTAAACAAGAATACCTTCACGGATACTATAGAACTTACTGACTTTGAACAGACCATTCACGATTATGTGTTTGGAATGCTTGGTCACCCTGTAGTAAGAGTTGAGCTTACAGATTTCCAAGTAAAGATAGCGATTGATCAATCTATTACTCAATTAGATTACCATGCTCCTTGGTGGCTAACCAACATGGCTACATTCCAACCCACTGCTGGAAGGAACACCTATAAGCTGCCTACACATATTGCAAATAACCTAAGCTACGTAGTCTATAAGAAGACTCTACTTAGTATCCCTAGCCAAGCAGGAGATATTGAAGGTGATTACTTCTTGAAGTACTTCCAAGACAATTTCCTATTCAGTGATTTTAATATCTCGGATTACTATCTCATGCAGACTCACTTGGAGACTATGAGGAAAGTATTATCTCAAGATGGAACCTTTGATATTATCAACGGAAATATCCTCACCTTATATCCGACCCCTGTTTCAAGTAACCAAGCAATAATCTTAGTTTATAGATCAATAGATACAGCAACACTCCACCCCTTCTATGCAAACTGGATTCAGCGTTATGCTCTAGCTGTATGTAAAGGGACATTAGCTCAGTCTAGGGGTAAGTTCAACGTACTACCTTCTCCTGGTGGAGGAGCCCAGTTGAATGGAGCAGTCCTTCAAGAGCAGTCCTCTAGAGAAATGGAAGCTTTAAAGAAAGAACTCCTAACAGAGATCGAAGAACCTCCTACCTTTGGATTGTACTAATGGCTAAAAAGAACTGGAAAGTAACAACGGACCTTCCTGACCTTCCAGAGTTAGAAGGGGATAGCCTACTAAATCTATTTGATCAGAACAACCCTGATGTAAATATGTTTAATTTGGTTGATGATGAGATCATTAGACTATCTGGATCTAAAATGCACTTCTTTAAATCTTACCATGATACTGCATACGATGATGTGTACATGGAGGCTAGGAATAAGCCTATCTCTAAAACCCCTGTTGTGGTTCATGGACACTACGAGCCTGTTTCTATGTCGGAAGAGCTTGGAGAGTTCGGTATTGAGTTAACTAATGATCAGATCTTTACATTTAATAAGAGCTATATTGAAAGGAAGCTAGGAAGAGAGGTCAGACCTGGGGATGTAATTAAGCCCGTGTTCCAAGAACAAAGATACGAAATCTTTGAGGCTGTTGAAGATAGCTTCGAAGCTTATGGTGTGTTCCACATTGTATGCTCTGCTAAGCTTCTCCGAGACTCAGATGATGTTAATGACCAACCTTTAACTGACGTTAGTGATGATGTTGGTGGATTTGCTGGGGATAAATAATGGGAATATTTATACCAACACCTACTGGGAGTACGGATCCATCTTCTGTACACGATATTCCTAGTAATAACGATAACTTTAAGACTAGAGAATTAGAGATTAGGAAACAGATTAGTGAAATGACTAAAGCTTCTCACAATATCTCAAGTATGTACAAAGAAACTCTAAGATCTGTCCTAGCATCCTTTAATGATATTGTAACCATTGACGGGGATGGGAAAGAGAAGGACGTAAAGGTAATTGTCGCTAACCCAGAAAGACCTGTAGCCAAGTTAGTACAAGAGAACAATATTACCTTACCTATCATTTCCGTGTTTAAAAATATAACGGATAATGATCATAAGAGAGGTCGTTACGATAGCGTTTTAATTCATGAGAAGATGTGGAGTGATGAAAATCAAAGAGCTATTAGGATTGTCAGCTTTGCCCCTAGACCTGTAAACATAAGGTATAACCTAAATGTCTGGGCTAAGTACGTCGAGGATATGGACCAAATCTTAGAACAGATAAGAATTAAGTTTAACCCTGAAATGAATATACCAACTAAGTTTGGAACTCTAACTAAAGCTTCTCTAGAAAGTGAAAGTCTCTTTGGAGCATTCAATGTAGCTGATAAGGAAGACAGGGTTATTAAGAGACAACTTGAGATAATAGTAAGGACTTATATCCCAAATCCTAGATTTCTAGTAACATCAACAGGAAGGATTGAAGAGCTAAACACCGAGTATACCATCTATGAAGACTGAAGAGAAACTAATACAGGCTGAGGAGCTTCTAAATGCTGGGGTAGCCTTAGCTCATGAAGGGGTCGTAGAGCTTATAACTAATAACGTTGTCTTAGATAGTAAGAATAAAAACTTAGAGATCCGTATTATTGAGTTAGAAGCTAAAGAAATCACTCAACCCTCTCTGGACTCCTCCGAGATCGCTATAGTTTTCGACCCTAAGACTGAAAATAAAGGGTGGGGTGACTCTTACTATTACAAGACCGATGAGGATTCTATTTTAACTGACGAAGTTATTATTTGTGGTGGTAGAAGTGGTGTTATTAATGCCAAGAAAGAAGAGTTCCGTGTAGATTGGGATAATGTTACATTTATACAAGGACCGTACCCTACAGGGTGGGGAGCTAGTATTGGAAAAGTAGTAGGATCTATTAGAAACTGTACGTTCTCCAAGCTTGGAGAAACTAAAATGTCCGCATCTGATAGCCCAAAAGATGGTCACCCAATCTACGCCAAGCCTGGAGGAGACTTATTATATGAAGGTAATAAGTTCTTAGATTGCGGAGGAAACACCCAACTAGCTTGTAGACCTTGGGAACAGGTTATGCCCAGTAAGGTTAGGATAACCATGCGGAATAACTTCTGGAGTAACTGCTCCTGGAACCCAACGGGTCATGGGGGTGGTGGAAGCTTTAACATCGCCGCTTATTGCAATACGGAAGAAGGTACTGAAGTAGTAATTGAGGATAATATCATACACAATACTGTAGCTTACCCAGGAACTAGTCTTACACAACACGAACCTTCGGCTAGAGGAGTACTAGCCATCTGGAACGAAGCATGGTATGCTCCTAAAAAAGCTATCGACAAAGGGTTTTCCCCAGACTCTAAGTATTTCTTCAAATCCCTAAAGTTTAATAACAATATTATCAGGACTACTCAGACCGACAGGTCGCCTATCCAGATAAAAGGGTGCAAGGATATTGAGATTAAGAATCTTGCCGTACATTATATTGGAGAGGTTAATATGGATAAACACTTTATGAAGATTGATACAGACCCAGATAATCCCGTTAAGGCTACAAAGATCAGGATTGACCCTATTGATTCTGATGGTACGATACAGTTTAAAGAGACTGTGATCCAACTTAGACAGGGGTTGACCTGGGATGCGTAATATATCAACAGCCGGGGATTCATTAACAACAATACACGCTCCTTGTGGAGTAACCGCACTAACTGTAGCATCCCCCGTCCCTCTGGTTCCTTCCACTACTAATGTTTTTGTAGGTCTTCTTCCTATTATGCTTAACGGGGATAGCAATGCTCCACATACGATGTATGCTGGATTGGCCTGTGTACCCCACGTTCCCTTCCCCACAGTCACTGCTCAACAAATTACTGTCTGGGCTAATGGAAAACCTGTTGTAGGTGCTGGGGATTCGTATATTGGCTGTGGCATTATAGATGTTAGTCCTAAAACTGTATTTATCCCCTGATAAAAAAAGTATCCTAAAAGCATTCTAGCTCTAGTAAATACCATGAGGAACAGAAATTATGAAACTAGTAAAAAACGATAGCTCACAAGCTGTCACTGTATTCTTACAAACGGAAAAGGGCTGCAAAGAAGTTCATTTTTCCCCAGGGCATTCAATAGTAGTACCAGATCACTATATCAGTGAACAGGTAAAGACTCTCTTTCGCAGAAGAGTGTTTAAAATAACTAACGCATAGGTATAATAAATGGTAAACTTTACTTCTCCAGGAGTCTACGTTGTCGAGAAAGACAACTCTAACTACCCTGTTGCAATCAACTCATCTGTAGTTGGCATTGTTGGATTCGCCTCCAAGGGTCCAATTAATGTAGCTACATTAATTACTAGCCAAAACCAATTAATTGATACCTTCGGAGCCCCGAGTGAAGATATTATTGGTCAAGGTCTTGAAGGTGCTTTAGAAATTCTAGAGACTACGAACACGGTTTACTTTGTCAGAGCTTCTGATGATGACACTGCTGTTGATGCTTCCGCTGGAATCGTTATTGGATCCTGCCCCTCTCTTGTGGTGTCTGGTAACACTTATGGTGTTGACGGAGGCACAGACTTATACCTTAAGATTCAATCTTACAATAATGCTGGCGTTGCTCAGTATGCCACTCCGAAAAAGTTCGCTATCCCTGCGGGAACGGTTGAATCTGGGTCTACCCAAGCCGCCGCACTGCGCTCCGTCATCGGAGGAAGTTTAGATCCTGACCATGTTGGAGTCTTCGATGGACCCAGTACAGCCTCAGGCGTTATCGTTGGATCTTACGCTGGGTCTGGAGCCTCTCTTGCAGTTTCCGCATATAGTAACTCCACCTACACTACAGGTGTCTCTGCTCTAATGGGAACGGATTCTTCAGCTACAGGAAACTCAGACTACGGAATGAGTGCCACTACTCCTGCTTTAGCCGCATCCTCCACAAGAGTTTATGGAAGTACTTATGTTAATACTGGTGCTTCTTCTGTAAGTTATATAGCAGAATCACTATACCCTGGAGCGGGTTACAATGGTGGAACTAAGTCTGACGGAACTCTTAGTGGTTTACGAGTCCAAACACGCAATGTCGGTGGTCAGAACTTCTTCATAGATGTTCTAGACGATGGAGTACTTTCTGAATCATTTAAAGCTAGTTTTGTTGGATCTGGAGTCTTTATTGAAGATGTCATTAATACTGGCGCGATAGACATAAAAACTAAAGATCTTAAAGGTAACCTATACGCTGCTGGGCTTGATGCAACTGCTACCAAACTGACCACCTTCGCTGGAACTGCTGCATCCTTGTTTGGTGTAGCAGAATTCAGTGTACACGATGGACTACTTGGATTCAACGCAGCAGGTACTTCCAACACAACTGGAACAAGATGGGTAAAGCCTGTTGATTCTATTACTTCTCTTGCTAATGGAACCAATGGTATCGCGGGGACTGCGACACTTAGAGCTACTGATCTTATCGGAGACTCTTCTGAAGAACCTAAAACTGGTATGCAAGCCTTGGACGATCTTACCCTAAATATTGGAATCGCATTAGTACCAGGAATTTACACGGAAAGTGTGCAAAATGCTCTGGTTACTCTTGCAGAAAAGACTACGGACTTCCTGGTCCTCCTAGCCCCTCCTGTTGCCGTTGGTAACTCTGCGGCTGCAATAGACTGGACTAACGGTAAGTCAGGAAGCACCGCTGGGTCTAGATCAACTTCGATTATAAGCTCCTACGCTGCTGTATACTACCCACATCTCAAAGTATTCAGTATCCACGATGGCAAAGATATTTGGTATGATCCTACTATATTCGCTGCTAGACAGATGGCGCACACGGATAACGTTTCAGATTCATGGTTTGCTCCTGCGGGATTTGTTCGTGGTAAACTATCTAAGCCTAGTGAAGTTGAAGTAAAACTCAACCAAGGCGATAGAGATAGCCTATACAGCGGAGGAAATATTATTAACCCAATCGCATCCTTCCCTCAACAAGGCATCACAATCTTCGGGCAGAGAACTGCTCAAAGAACTTCAACAGCTTTGGACAGAATTAATGTTCGAAGACTTATGATTTACATCAAGAAGGTCGCTCTTGCATCAGCACAGAGAATAGTCTTCGAACCGAATGATGAGTTCACTTGGGCTCAAGTTGAAGCACTAGTAAACCCATTCTTAGATGATATCAAAAGACGTAGAGGTATCACAGAATTCAGAGTTGTCTGCGACAATACTACTAACACTCCTGTTAGAGTAGATCGTAATGAACTCTGGTGCAAAGTCTTACTCAAGCCGACTAAGACAGCAGAGGTTATTGTTTTCGAGCTTAACCTTACCAACCAAAGTGCCAACCTAGGTAACCTATAAGGAATAAATTATGCCAACACCAGAATCATATTATAAAACTAAATACGGGCGAGAGTTCCAGCCTGGGCAAGGTCTTCCCACTGTTTCTACAGATTTAGATTCAATAAGATCTTATCAGTTCGAAGTCCACTTCCTTGGTCTTCCAAGCAAAGTGTCTAACGAATCGGACTTAACTCTAGCTGCTAAGAAAGTAGTAGGAATCGGCATGTCAACGGAGCCTATTGTTGTGGATCGTGTAAATGATAAGCTTTACTATCCCGGTAAAGTAACCCCAGAAGAAGTCACCATAACTTTTGATAACTTATATCTAAAAGAGACTGCTAGCGATCTCTGGGAATACTTCAAAACTATCTATGATCCTATTACGGGTGAAATGACTAAGAATGCTTCCCCAGGAGGAGGTTCCAACTCAACATTCAAGGCTAATAAGGTTGAGATTATTCTTTTGGATAATGCTTTGCAGCCACATTCCACCATTGAACTTTATGGGGTATGGCCCACTAAATGGAGTGCAGCAGAATTTAACTATTCTATTAACGACTTTCACACGATTGACGTTACCTTTAGATATGATTTCATGAATCAGTCTGAACTGTAAATCTATTTAGCGTAAGATTCTTTAAGGCTTAGTCTGAGGATAAACCTTAGACTAAGCCTTTCTCTTTACCTATAATAAACTATGAACTACTTCGACGAACTACTAGAAAGCTACAATAAGTTAAAGAAGCGAACCTTTAAGTTAGTATATCTTAATGAGGACGAAGAGAGTGCTAGGCTTAATGCCGAAGCTAAGGTTCGAGAGTTACTATCTACCCAAGGATCTCTGTCTGACTCTAAAGGAAGGCTAATTGAAATCCTTCCTGGAGATCAGTCAGATCAGCTACAAGCAAAAGCAAGCAATGAAGTCCCTAAAGAAGGCGAAGATCAAGACCTTGGAAATATCAACAAGGACCCTCTTGTAATAAACTGGGCTGGATTTGGTGGGCACGGAACTATTTACTATCAGTCAGCAGAGCAGTTTGAAGGTGAAAAACCAGAGCAGTTCGGTAAGCTCGTAAATGCTCTCATGGATCCTAATATATCCAAAAATTTTGAGGATAATTCTGAGGTAAATATTAAGAAGTTAGTTAATAGAGAAGGTACAGTGTATGACGTTGCTGAAATCAATGATATCATACCAGAGATCTACACAAAGATGACTAAGTTTGTGTCAGATATACAAGAGGAGATACGAGAGGAGTTCGGAGATGACCGGGATGCGATCCAGGCTAAAATTAAAAAAAAGTACCCTTTAATTACTGGTCCTTTACTCAAACTAATACTGAAGGACCTGACTCCTGACGGGCTAAGTACAGAGGGATTGAAAGCCCAGATTGAATCTGAAATATTTAACTTTGTAGAGGGAGCAGACGGTCTAGGTAAAGTGTTCGACGGGGATAAGTTGTTAACAGGTGAAGAGGATGATTCTGGATCTACTATAGAGAAAGATGTAAACCCTTCCCTAGTCTACGAGACTCTTCTAGCTTTAGATAAAGTTCTTTCTTATGTTACAAATCCCAATGACTCTCAAGAAAACTGTGATTCTCTTAAAGGTCTTATTACGGATGTTAAAGGGTTCAATGGGAAGAAACCAAGAACACTCCTAAAGCTCTCAGGATCTAAGGAGGGGCTGATTCTTCCTTTAAAAGGATTCGTACCTACTACACTAAAGTCTAAGCTATCGGTCCTCTGCCCAAAAGCTATTGAGACGCTCAATGTTGGACCATTAAGTAATAGGAGTCTTAGTGCTAAGAAAGGTACTCTACATGAGTCTTTAACTAAATTCCTATACCTATTGCATACAGCTAGGAGGACTAAAGGAAACGCTGAGCTTACTGCTACTATCACCGAAGACCTTAGAGAGACTATTACTCTCCACAGAACAGTTATAGATCATCTCGTATCTACTATGAAAGGTTCTAGTGGTTGGAAAACAGTAGATGAAAATCTATCTGATGATTTAGTTATGTTTGAGAATGATTTATTTAACAGCAAGGAGAGGAACAAAGAGTTTAACAAATTTATAATGACCTACTACGCGGCACAAGTGAAACTATTTGATCAAGTGCAAGCAGACACTATGGTTCACTCAGGAAAGACTAGCAAGCAGGGAGACAGGAAAGATAACGTCTTTGTGTTTAAAAAGAAAGAAGACGCAGAAGCTGCTGGCATAAGGCTAGGGAAAAAAGTAACAGAGACTACTACGTCTGCACTTAAAGAAGGAGCATCTAATAATGAAACTTCTGAGAGATCCTTAGAAGGCTATCCAGAAACCGTATATACTATAGGATTAGGACAGAAGATGTATAACGAGCTACACGGATCTAAGGGAGGAGAGTATAACGATCTTTCTAGAGCTAACGATGCTGCTCTGGGAATTCTTGAAGGAGATTCCAAAGTTGCTGATGGATTTATGGGGGCTATAGAAGATAGGTTTCCTCTAAAAAATGCCACAAAGGATGCGTTCATAAAGATTAATAAACAAACCAAAAAAATCAGAAAACTCCTAACTAAGTCTACTACCGCAAAGGGCTCCGATGGGAAGGTAACTAAATCAGATCCTATCACTGTAGCTAAGAGTATTGTTGAAGCACTTAACTCTAAACTATCTTACGGTTCCCTGGATGAAAAAAAGATATCGAGCTTCGACGTTACAACAAACTTTGGTAGGGCTCAACTAGCTGAGCTTATTGAGAGAGAGAATCAAATGTCTACTATAAATTCTCTCCTGAAAGGAGATACTGCTAGTGTTTCTACTGCTAAGAATATGATACTTAGATCAGCTTTTGCTTGTGGAGGAAATGCAGTAGACATCCTTCAGAGCGTATACACACAGAATGACAACCAGGTTCATACTTACTCCCATAACTATGTGTTTGACCAAATCGGCAAAGACCTAGAGAATGTTGAAATTGTTAAATCAGGATCTGGGTTTAATATTGAGTACAAGGGTCTTAAGATGAGACTTAACTACGACCCTACTGGTGCACCTAAAACGATGAGTAAGAACACAAGAACATGGCTGGAGATCCGGAAAGATACAGTTAAGAAAGCTTCTGAAGCTCTAAAGTCTCACCTAGAATCTAACACAGAAAGCAGCACAGATGACATAGAAGACGAAAACATAGAAGACGATCTCAAAGAACTGTTCGATATTCAGAACAAACTTCTAAGTAAGCTCCTAGGGTAGAGTACCTAAAAAATAAATCCCAATTGGTGACTTGAGATTTATACAGCGAGATCTATCATTAGTAAAACAATATTAGAACATCTCTGGGTATAGCTTTCCTATTACTTACTACTAAAAAAGGAATCACTAAATAGAAGTAAGTCTTCTAACCTTAAACATAAATACTTTCTATTGAAAGTTATGTAATCAGTACTAGATAAATTAAGTTTGTCTAGTACTGTTTCATTATAATCTAATATGCAGAGAGTATCTTTTCTAGACTGCTTGAATATTACCATGAAGTCCTTCCTAGCTTTTACTGCATCAACAGAGGCTTGCTCTATGAACTTGTGGAGTCCTGAGTTAGTAGCAAAGAACCCACCTAAGTTCTCCTTATCATACCCAGCTTTGCACTCAAGTACGAACCTGAAGTCTAGTGGAGTAATAAGATCACCGTATAACTTAAGGTGTTCTGGTAGTTCATGTGTTGTAGCGTAAGCTCCTGATCCAGGAGATCTAGAGAATTCTTTAGTATTGAATCTTTCGTTAAACTTTTTAGCGATGTTCCTCTCAAAGGTGCTACCCTTATTTTTACTGTTGATGCGCTTCTTTTTTGGTTTAGAAAGTTTAGATAAATCGTAATTGTCCTTCATAATTGGTCACTTGCCCAGCTATTATAGTACATGGAAACCACCTCAGAGCAAAACAAACTTGATCTAGACAAGTGGAAGATCAGAATTACCCCAAAAAGGAAAAACAGAATGAAACTACAATTTAATTTAGATAAAGACGAATCTCTAGCCTTCAAAAACTTCAGTGACATGTTCCAACCTCTTCTTGCAGCTAAGAAGGGTGTAGAAGTTGAAAAGTATAGCCAAGATCAATTCATCCGAGATGTATTTATACAAGGGTTTAATGCTATCAACACAGAGTTCACTAGCTTTATGAACCAAGCTATGCTTGAGAACGAAGAAGAGTTAAAGGAACTTGGAGCAGAGGTAGTAAAGAATGAAGATGGCTCTGTAACTTTAAAAGAGGCAGAAGTTAAAGAAGAGACTAAAGATGAGTAAAATTACTTTATCTGATATTAAGGAGTGGGCAAGTAGATCCTCAACAGAAAGTAGCCTTAACCTTGAACAAGAAACTCATGGGAGTATTGGATTCTGGTCAGAAATGGCCCGACTCGATTTACTTCTAGAACTGCAATCATTTATAGAAGATAATGTATAACTTAAAGTATCTCACAAACAGTTCGGACCTACGAAAAATTCTCTTTAGTCAGCAAAATACTAAGAGGTCTTTTAGTGTTCTGTTTGTGTCTCTCTGGGATCCTTACTGCGAAACTTTAATTGAAAGGTTAGAGTCTGAGTTCGGGGATAGAGATAGGGGGGAGCCCCTCTACATTGTGGATAGTTTTAGAATGCCTAACGCTTTCACTCACTTTAATACTCAAAAAGTCCCGCAACTAGTTCAGATCCGTAAGGATTATACTTCTGTAGAGGACTACCTTCCAACGGTATATCGTAAACTCAGGTTTACAAAGAGTCCCGTTTAAGGTCAAATAAGTCTTCAATCTTTTGATTGTATTTCTTATTCTTAGTATAAATCAACTTTAGGTTGTTCACAATTATAGTTGTGAAATAGTTAAAAGCTGTGCCTTTAGTTGGTTTAAAATTCTTTATTATTTTTAGTACTAGAGAGAAGCACTCTTGCTTAGCATCGTCACGATCAACCTTGAACTTAAATGAGGTTAGAATGTTAGTTATGAGTATATCAAAAATCTTTACTAGCTCTTCTTCGTGAGAATTCGGATCCTCCTTGTATAATAATATAAGCTCTTCGAACTCGTCGTTGTTGATGTAGTATTTCCCCATAACATATAATAGTATGTCTAAGTCACTGGAAGATCTTTATTCTGATCTTGGTGTAGAGGATGGTAACCCAAAATGTAAGGGTTGTAGCATTCTCAAAAAGAATAAACCTTGTCACTCCGTAATGGATTACGAGAAGATGGATCAGTGCGATGTTTTATTCGTAACTGATTCTTTAAATTTCCGATTTGGTTCTACCTACGGAACTGATATCAAATCTACTAATCTATTGAACGAGATCATGCATGATGATTTCTTAATCACGGGAGCAGTTAAGTGCCCTTCGGTTAAGGAGGATGATATGTCTACCCAGGATCGTAATATCTGTAGGCAACATATCTTAGATACTGTAGAGCATGTTAGACCTAAGCTCATATATGCTTGTGGAAACTTAGCTATGAAGCAGCTAACCAAGCAAAGTGGAATAACTAATAAGCGTGGAGCAGCTATTGAACTAGAGTTGGAGAGTGGATTTAAGACTGTTGTAGTCCCTATCATTCACCCTTACTCTGTGATTAGAGAGCCTAAGAATGAAATGTTATTCAACATTGACATTCAGAACGCATACAATATTTACATCTTAGGTAAGAAAGGTACGAGTAACTTTGATTACAGTGTACTTATGTCTCTAGAGGAAGTAGCTTCCTTCATTGATCGAGTAGATAAGACAGTAGCGTGGGCAGTAGATACTGAGACAGAGGGGTTGGACTTCCTTCGACATAATATCACAACGGTATCCATTACTACTCCAGACGAGACTTGTGTTATACCATTCCTCCATAAGGACAGTCCTTTTCTTGGAGAGTTAGACAAGCTACGTGCATTACTTAACTTACTATTCTCTTATGATAATAGGAAGGTATTTCATAATGTTAAGTTCGACTTGAGGATGTTCCTTCGACAAGGAGTACGTATACCAATCAAGACCTTATTCTGTACTCAGATGTTACATCACCTGTGGAACGAAAATCTACCTAAGAGTCTTATGGATATCATTAAGATTCACTTCCCCGAAGAGTTGGACAAACTATAAGATATGTTAACAGTAAAAAATCCAAGTCAGGTAGATTGGGCAAATATGCCCCTAGGAGATTTATGTGAAGGTAACGCTACTGATACGTACTTCACACTAAAGATTTATGATTTCCTTCTAGAACAAATGAAGGATACCCCTGTAATGAAACTAGTAGATCGTGTTCTAATGAGGACCATTAGTAGATTTGCTGAGGTAGAGTATTTAGGTTTAGATGTCGATACTTCTAAGCTAAGCATGATCTCAGATTCTATTGATGATGCTAATATGGGTATCGAAGATCGTATTTACGCCTTGGACGCTGTTAAGCCTAAGGATGGTCTAACAGGACACGACCTCTTGGAGATCCTCTACACTAGAGAAGGCGCACTAGAACTATACCCAGCGGGACATACAGAGAAGGATGCTCCCTCCACAGCCGAGCCTATCCTAACTAAGATGCTTGAACAAATAAACGAAGAGTTGGAGAAGAGATACTAATGACTTCAAAGTATGCAAAGAAAGCTAAAGACGAAAAGATTAGTAAAGCAGTTATTCAAAATAAGACTACTAAATCTTTGAAAGACTCTAAGGAGTTTATAACTAATCTCCTAGATCTAAGGAAGTCTACAAAGCTTAAAACTACTTATGTCACTGGTACAGAGAGAGCAATCAATAACAATGGGTGTGATAAGGTTTATTTTGATTTTCGTTTTGATGGTACTGTAACTGGAAGACTATCTTGTGGCGGTGCTACTAAAGGTAGGAAGCACTCTGATAAGATGGGAGTGTCTTTCCACACACTTCCACAAACAGATGAGGATTACGAGACTGATTTAGTCAGTAGAAACATACGTAGTCAGTTTGTGTCCCCTAAAGGTTGGTCTTTCCTCGCTGGAGACTATAGCCAAATGGAACTTAGAGTTCTAGCTGTACTTGCCAACGAAGGCTCAATGAAAAAAGCTTTTTTAGAAGATAGAGACATTCACAGTTCTACCGCTGCTCTTATCTTTGGTGTGTCTGAGAATAAAGTAACAAAGAAGCAACGTAACATCGCTAAGACTGTTAACTTCCTAATTGTTTACGGAGGAGGAGCTTACAACCTATCCGAGACAGCAGGTATCTCCTTATCGGAAGCTGAAAATGTATTCGTAAAATATCGTGAGAACTTCCCCAGAGTGTTCTCTTATATGGAGGTAACCAAAGAGCGTGTAATGGAGGACGAGTATGTCACCACTCTCTTCGGACGTAAAAGGCACTTGCCTAATGTTAGATCCTCGGATAAGAAGATAGTTGCACAAGCTGTAAGGCAAGCAAACAATTTCACGGTGCAATCCCCTGCATCCGATGTAATGCTCTGTGCTATTGATGGTATCTGTGAGTCTTTTGAATCTCAAGATCTAAAGTCTAGAATTGTTGCAACAGTTCACGACAGCGTTGAGATTGTAACACCTTTTGAAACCACATTCCAAACCTTAGAAACCATGAGAGAACAAATGATGAATCCTCCTGCCTTAGCTGATCTAGGTATCGAGTTTGATGTTCCTCTTGTAGTAGACCTAGAGGTTGGACTTAGCTTCGGTGATCTTATGGACGTAGAGTTTAATGACTCAGGCAAAGTAAAGAACCAAGAACAAATTATGGAGTACTTGGGTGCATGATTAAAGTATTAGACAAAGGCTACGTCCAACTTATTGAACATATGGGATCAGACCTATCGGTAGTTAACGCTGCTAGATGCTCATTTGACAAGGTTAAAGAAGAGTTTGACGAGAAGGATACAAAGTTAATCAAATATCTAGCTAGGGAAAAGCACATGCTCCCTTTCAGACACCCTCAAATCTCTCTTAGAATCCACATCCCTATCTTT